TATCGTCCCATCCGTTGCCGCCCCATTGGCGGCTCGGAGGAGGGACATGGACGACCAGCTTTCCCAGTTGCGGGAGCGCCTCGCTGACGTCGAGCGCTTCCTGCTGATCGAGGAGGCCGCCGACCGCGGCGCGGACCTTCAGAAGATCAGCCGGCTCCGCCAGCACCGCATCGCGCTGCACCTCGAGATCGACGCGCTCGTCGCGTCGAGGATCGCGGGAGCGGCGTGATGATCGTGTCCATCAACATCTCCGAGCGCTCGGCCATGACGGCCAAGCTCCACAAGCGCGACGCGAGGATCGTGTCGATCGCCGCGGAAGACACCGCAACGAACTGGATACGCCTGGCGATGACGGCCGCGCAGGCCGAGCAGCTGATCGTGCGGCTCGGCGACGCGCTTGCCGGTCGATCCGATGGAGCGGCGCAATGAAGATGCCATCCGTCAGCGACTGGGCGGTCGGGATCATGGCCGCCGCGATGATCTACGGCCTGCTCGTGGTGACGCCATGAGCAAGCCGCTGACCACCGGCTACCGCGCCGACCTGCCGGTGACGCCGGCCGTCTTGCGCGGGCGCATCGCCATACGCGCGGAGCTGCTTCGTGGCGTCGACGTCGAGAGCGTCCGCTACCTCAACCAGCAACAGCGCATTGCCGAGCTTGAGCGCCAGCTCGCGGCGTTGGAGGGCGGGCGATGAGCCGGTGCTGCTTTGCCAGCTTGATGCCGTCGAGCGACGCGCTCGTGTCGGTCCGTTACCACGCCGGCGAGGTGGAGTTCGTCGCCATCAGCGTCGGCGACATCACGCTGCAGGTCTCGGTCCACCAGGCCGACCGCATCCGCGACGAGATCGCTGCGGCGTTCCGGCGCCCGCTCGAGCTCGAGGAGGTCAACCGATGAGCGACGAGCAGGAGCGCCTGGTGCGCGCCAGCGGCGAGGCATGGGCTTGGATGGACGACGACCGCCGATCGCGCGGCACCGCTGCCTACTGGCTTGCCTTCGCCTTGCTCGGCGTCGCGACTGGCGCGGTGGTGATCGTGCTGATGGGGTTGCGATGACCCCGCTGCGCGTCCTCGTGGCCTGCGAGTTCTCGGGCACCGTCCGCGAGGCCTTCCTCGAGCGCGGCCACGACGCATGGTCGTGCGACCTGCTGCCCGACGAGCGCGGCTCGAACCGCCACATTCGCGGCGACGTGCGCGACGTGCTCGACGAGCGCTGGGACATGATCGTCGTCGCGCATCCGCCATGCACCAGGCTCTGCAACTCGGGCGTCCGCTGGCTCGCAGAGCCGCCGCCTGGCCGCAGCCGCGCGGACATGTGGGACGAGTTGCGGGCGGGCGCCGACCTGTTCTCGGCGCTCTGGAACGCACCCGCGCCGCACGTCGCGGTCGAGAACCCCGTCATGCACAAGCACGCCAAGGCGCTGATCCGCGGCTACCAGCCGCCGGCGCAGTCGGTGCAGCCCTGGCAGTTCGGTCACGGCGAGACGAAGCGCACCTGCCTCTGGCTGCGGAACCTCCCTCCGCTGCGGCCGACGAACGTCGTCGAGGGCCGCGAGCAGCGCGTCCACCGGATGCCGCCGAGCCCGACGCGCTGGAAGGAACGCTCGCGCTTCTATCCCGGCATCGCTGCGGCAATGGCCGAGCAATGGACCGAGCATGCGTGGAGGTCGGCAGCATGACCCCCGACGAAACCGCCCGCCGCGCATTCCGGCAGCTCTACCAGTACGCACCCGATCCCGACTGCCCGGTCGATCAGCATCGGCTGGCGTTCCTAGTGCGGGTGGTCAACGCAATCGAGGCCGCCGGGATGGCGGTCGTGGAAGGGGAGGATGGACGATGAGCGAAGCCAAGATGCCCAAGCGGTGGTCCGTTGGTAACTACGACGGCTACATGGTGGAGTTTGATGGAGGCGATTACGTCGAGTTTGAGGATGTGCAGCCTCTGCTCGACGAGATCGAGCGCCTCCGCGCCCGCGTGGAGATGCTGGAGGCGGCTCTGCGCGACATGCTGTCTGGCTGGCGATACATCCGAGAAACTCATGGTGATTTGTATGGCGTCGGATGGGACCGGGCCGAGGGAAAGGCCAGCGCCGCGCTGGAGGCCAAGCCATGAGCGGGCACTTCATAATCCCCTGCATCGTTGCCTTCATATGCGTCTGCATCGCAGTTGGTGTCGGAGCGCAGCTCTTCTGCATTCACGTTTACGCGCCGTGGATGCTCGACAGCAACGACGTGCAAGCCATCGCATTAATGTGCTCTTCCACGTGCTCGAAGTGAAGGAGGCCAAGCCATGACCCTCCACACCGTCGCCGCCGCCGTGGCGGTTGCGTCCTACATCGCCCTGTGGGCCATCACCCTGTGGATGCCGCAGAAATGACGCCCCGCCTCCTCCGCCGCGCACAGGTGCTCGAGCTGCTGCAGGTCGGCAGCAGCACGCTCGCGCGCTGGATCGAGAAGGGGATCATCCCGCCGCCGGTCGCCGGCACCGCCAGGTGGGACAGGCTGGCGATCGAACGGGCGCTTGACCGGGCCGCCGGCGCCGAGGAACCCTCTGCGCCCACGTTGGCGGAGAGGGCGGCACGATGGGAGAGGTCACGTTGCGCGTGAAGCGCCTGCGACGGATTGCCGGCCGCTACTACTGGCGGCCGGCGCCGGCCATCAAGAAGATCGGGTTCCGCATGGTGCCTCTCGGCGCCGACCTGATCATCGCGATCGCGCATGCCGACAGGCTCAACCGCGAGGTGTCCGAGCGCCTGGCAGGGATCGACCGCGAGTTGCATGGCGATCCTGTCGGGACCATCGCCGCGCTGCTGACGAGCTACGAGCGCGAGGAGCACTTCGCCAGCCTGGCCGCGAACACTCGCAAGCAGTACCTGTCGATCATGCGCGAGATCAGATCCAACGCCGGCGACCTGCCTGTGAACGGCATTACCCGCAAGGACATGAAGGCGCTCTACAGGAGCCTGCTGCCGCGCGGCGTCTCGACGGCCGCCGCGCACATGCGCTTCTGGCGCATCCTGCTGGGCTATGCGGTCGACGAGGGCCTGCGCCCCGACAACCCGGCGACGAAGCTCAAGGTTGCCGCTGGACGCGCGCGAACGCAGGTCTGGAAACCGGACGAGGTCGGCGCGTTCTGCCGCGCCGCCGAGGCCGCAGGGCAGCCGAGCGTGGCGCTGGCGGTGCTGCTGGCCTACGAGACCGCCCAGCGCATCTCCGACGTCCTGCGGGCATCCTGGCGCGATCTGGACGGCACGACGCTGCAGGTGGTGCAGAAGAAGACCGGCGCGAGGGTGGCGGTGCCGCTGTCTGCCGAGCTCCTCGGACAGCTTGAGGCTAGCGGGCGCCGCGGCATGACCATCATCGCCAGGGAAGACGGGTCGCGCTGGGCGGACGTCACCTTCCGAGCCGCGTTCAATCGCATCCGCGCCAAGGCCGGGCTGCAGCATCTGCGATTCCACGACCTTCGCCGGACTGCGTTGTCAGAGGCCGGCGCAGGCGGCGCTACGGTCATCGAACTGAAGGCGCTTGGCGGCCACGCGGACATGAGCAGCCTGCAGCGCTACGTCGTGCCGGACGAAAGCGCGGCACGAGGCGCGCAGGACAAACGCGGAACAAATCATCGAAAAGTGGCAAGGGAGTGGAAATCGCGCTAATGATTGCAATGGGTTGCAAGTCGCTCAAACGCTTCGAGATAATCTAGAACCTATTGAAAACGCTGTCTTTTTTGCCATTTCTGAGCCGAAACCACCTCGCGGAATCCTCGGCAAACAGCATCAAGTGGCAAAGGATTTCGCCTCGCTCCGCACTGCCGCGACGCGCCGCGTCCAGCCCATGCCGAAGACGTCGAACGTCGGCAGCGCCTTGAGGTAGCCGAGGCGCAGGTCGCACATGCGGTCGATCAGATCCGCGGCGTCCTGCTGCGCGACCGCGGCCATCGTGCGCGGGCCGATCACGCCATCCGGCCAGACGCTGATCGCCTGCTGGAGCCAGCGCGTCGCGCGACCGGGGCCGCTGTTCACGGCGGCGTCGAACACAGCCAGGTCGACCCCGGCCGGCAGCTCGTCGCCGCGCACGGCGTTCCAGTAGCGGCGGCGGTAGATCTGCTCGACGTCGGCGTCGCTGATCGCGCGCAGGTCGGCCTTGGTGCGCTCCTCGCCCCGGTCGGCGCGGAACGTGGCAAGCGTGATCCCCTTCATGGTCGCGCCGCCGGGATCGCGCGGGTGGTCTGACCATCCGCCTTCATGGCGCAAGACGGCGGCCAGAGCCTGCGGCCAGGTTGCCGCGCTCACCGCTTGAGCGCCGCCGCGATCTGCGGGGCGATCTTCTCTGCGCTGCGCCCGATGACGTAGCCGCCGAGCCCGATCTGGACGATGTCCCAGAGCTTCAGCACCTCTGCCTCGGAGATGCCAGGCGCCGAGTACCCGAGCCAGCGCGCCACGATGAGCGCGCCGAACGTGAGCATGAGGATCGGCCGCCAGCAGGCCGCGAGGAAATGCTCGCTCTTCGCCTCGGCCAGGATGACGTCGCCAGCCGCGCGCTCGAGCTCGGCGCTCGACGCGAGCAGCTGCTTCGCGATCTCGGCCTCGGCCTGGGCGCGGGCGGATGCGTCGGGGATGAGGTTGCCGAGCGCCTTGCCGAGGATCGGCACGAGCGCCGGGAGGAGTGCTGCGATCATGTCTGCTTCCTTCTTCTGGTGCGCGGGGCCGAGCGATACGCGGCCGGGTCGATGCAGAAGCCGAGCGGCCCGCGCTTGGGCTCGAACGGACGACCTGGCGGATCTGCGCTGCGGAGCTCGCTGATCGAGCCCGCCATCATTTCGCCGGCGTGCGAGGCCGCTTCGCTCCAGTCGTCGTCGTCTTCGGCTCGACGCTTCGGCATGTGGCCTCCCATCGCGCGCGCTTGAACTCGAGGATCTCGACCGCCTCGGCGAGGTCGGCATAGCACTGGACAGCCGCCGGGCCGTCGCGGCCCGGGTCGATCACCGCCGCGATGGTCGCTCCGTGCTGCTGGCTCGCGTACTGGTGACGGTCGGCGTGCGGGTCGAGGTACTTGTACCCGCGCGCGCGGACCAGCCAGTGCGGCCGCGTTGTCTTGTCCGCATCCTCGCCCGAGAAGAGCTCCCAGTGGTGCTGATGGCCGGCGGCGAGGATGTCGGCGTCGCCAGGCGAGAAGCGCTGCGCGCGCATCGGGCCGTGGAGCGGGTTGTAGAGCGAGCTGCCCTTGAAGTCGTGCGATGCCCAGACGCGCAGGCTGTGCTCGCCGGCGACGATCTCGATGCGGGCCTGCCAGTCCTCGAGCGCCGCCGATCCCCTGCTCATCCAGTCGAGCGGGTCGCCCTGGCCGTGGGACTGGGACCAGATGTCGTGGTTGCCCTTGACCAGCAGCAGCCACGGGACCGCCTGCCAGAACCATTCCGCCAGCTTCCACGCCCGGTCGCGGCTCACATCCTGGTGCGCGTAGAGGCGCTGGAGCTTGCCGCTCCAGTTGTTGGTGACGTCGCCGAGCATGACGCCGTGGACATGCGGCCGGCGCATGAGCTCGACGTCACGCCGCAGCAGCGGCCAGTTGCAGCCGTTGTCGTCGAGGTGAGGATCGCCGACGAAGGCCAGCAGGTACGGGCCTGCGTCCTTGAGCTCGAAGCGCATCCACTTCTTCGCCGCCGCATGCTCGGCCCGGCGCTCGAAGCGCTCGGACAGCTGCTCGATCAGCTGCTCGACGGGGACGTCGTCGGGCGGGATGAACGGCGGGTCGAACCTCGGCGTCGGCGCGTCGAGCGCCACGCGCGGGCCGGGGTAGAGCGACCAGTTGATCTTGCGGCCGGCGGCCTCTTCCATGCGCGTGACGACATCGGCCGACGTGTTGGACTTGACGCCGCAGCGGAGCAGGCCGGCGGCCACGGCGTTGCGCTGGCCGAACTTGCCGGGGTGCCCCGGCGGCGTGTGGCCCTCGCGCAGGGCTTGCTCGATCGCCTCGATCCGGCGGGTGGCTTCGTCGGCAGACAGGCGGGGATAGGGCATCAATCCCTCTTCAGCCAACGCTGCACGGTGCGCGTCTCGCAGATGCGGATGACCGTCCAGACGATGGACAGCAGCGCGGCGATCGCCGGCAGCCAGCCCGCTAGCGCGCCGAGCCACGCGCCGATCGCGGCGGCGTCGATGAGGTGCTTCTCGGTTTCTTGCAGCTGGTTCACGACACGCCTCACAACGCAGCAGCGGCGCGGAAGAGGTCGTCGACCTCCGCGTCGCTCATGGACAGGGCGGCGGCGAGATCGACCACGAGTTGGTCGCCGCGGCTGATCTCGAGCCCGTATTCCCACGCGATGCGCGTGGACTGCGGCCCGGCCGCCACCGCAGCCTCGACCGCGTCAAGCTTGCCGGCGGCGAGCAGCGCGAGGCGCGCCTGGCGCGGACTGACCGAGCCCGGCACGGCCGGCGGCGCCGGCGTCACGGGCGGCGCGGGCTCGGGCACCTCGACGAGGCCCCACGCCGCGCGGTCGGCGGGCGACATCTGGCGCAGCCACTCGGCCGGGTACTGCGTGCCATCGCGCACGAAGGCGCGGTCGAGCATGACGGTCTGGCCGTCAGGGAATTGGAAGCGCATCAGCGAGCCCTCGAGTATTTGAAGGGGACGTCGGCGAAAGCGGCAAAGATGTAGTTGTCCGACGATTGATTGAGGTTCGCGTCGGACGTGCGGATCTTGAATCCGTTCGCGGTCACGTCGATCGCGGTCGTGATCGCGAGCCCGTTTTCCGCATTCGCGGTGTTCGCAAGAAGTTCGTCAGCGACCACGTTAAACGTGTTTCTGACGGTGTCGATCATCACCCAATAGGCGACGTTCGATCTGTCCTTCAGCATGATGAAACGCGGGCGGAAACCGCACCACACGAACGGCCCGTCCGTGCTGCCGTTGCCGACGTAGCTGCCGAACTTGGAGAAGCCCTCCACGCCAGCGAACAGGTAGGCCACGATGCCCGTGCCGCTCTGGTTGACGAACGAGTCAGTTCCAACCGTGAACACCGAGGAGGTCGGCATCGTGTTGTTGAAGAATATGGCGGTCGCCGCTTCGGCAGCGGTGCTTGTGGAATACAGGTAGTAGTTCGCGGGGGTGGTCCCGCCGTTCAGCTTGGAATGGTAGACGACGAAGGGCTCAGATCCGGTGGGAGCGCCACGGGTGCGGATCATCATCATCTCAGGGACGACGCCGAGCCCGTGAGCGATCGTCCGGTTGGTCGCATTCCCGGTGAACGTCACGACGTCGAAGCCTGGCGTCGAACCCTTTTTCCACGCCCAGTCGACATAGGTCGCGGCGCTGACGTTGACGCCGCGGCTGGAGGCGTCGCTGCCGAGCGAGTAGCCGTTGCTGTTGAGCGCGGTCAGCGTGTTGGCGTCGGAATATTCTGCGCCGGACCAGTTCGTCCCAAGACCCTTCTGCACGCCTCGACCGCTGTCGAACAGGTTGTGGTTCGTCGCCGCCGAGCGGCTCTTGATCCACACGAGGTCCGGCGAGAACTCAAGGTCGGACACGCTGGCCGCGGCGCCCGTGCCGGTGCGGAGCCGCGCGTCGAAATACTGGCGCGACCGCTTGATCGACGGCGCCGGGAGGTTCGCGGTGTTGAGCGCGACGAAGCCCGATGGCGGCGAGTAGGCGAAGGCGCGCTGGCCGAAATTGATGGAGCCAGAAATCGTGGTCGCGGCGCCGGCGTCGCCGACGATCGCGGAAAACTCGCCCGTCAGGCCCGAGAACGCCGTCCCCTGCGAAACGTTGTTCTTGTAGAAGACGATCGTTCCAGCATCGAGATCCAGAGCGACGCCGATCACGTCGTTGGTCGTGAACGTCGCTCCGTATGCCGTGAACGAGTTGTTGTTCCCCTTGCTGCCACTCGACGCATAGACATAGGCGTTGGCGCTCTGGCCGGGCCCGTTCGTGCTGATCGTCCCAACGGGCGCCTTGGCGATGCCCAGCTGAGGCGACCCGCCAACACCGTTGACGGTGAACTCCCAGTACCATTTTCCGGTCGAGACGTAGATCGTGCCAAGCGCAGCAGAGATCGCGCCGGCACTTGTCGTGATGTCCAGTCCAGCGGTGATCGTGTTGGTGCCGCCGACTTGGTCAACTGAATTGAGCGCGCAGTAGTTCAGCGTCGGCGTGTCGAGGCTCTGGTCGAACGTGACGCCAGCCGTCACCGAGATGCCGCTGCTCGTCCAGTTGTTGCCGTTGCCCGAGCTGTCGTTGCCGATCGTCGTGGTCGTCGTCGCGTCCTCGAACGCCAGCCGGAACCCGTTGGTGCCGTAGGTGCCGGAATATCGGATCGGCACCCACTCGCCGGTCGTCGCGTCGGTCTTGCCGAACGAAGCCGGGGTGAGCTGCTGGCCGTCGATGAAATGCACATGCGCCATGTGCCCGTCGAAGAACGTCGGGCCGCCGGACACGTCCTGCGCGAGCGAATGGAGCGCCGCTTGGTTGATGCCAAGGTCGGCGTTGAGCGCCGGGTCGTTGCTCGTGTTGAACGAGGTGATCTGCGACCCGTTGACGTAGACCTTCACCCGGTCGCCCGCCGTCGCCTGCGTCGTGTCGAACGCAACGACGACGTGATACCACGCGCTTGGGTCGCGGAAGACCGCGTTGGTGATGCGCCAGTTCGTGGCGTAGCCGCCGGTCGCTAGCTGGTTCGACGGTGTCCAGGTGATCGTCGTGTAGGTCGCGTCCGTCGTGCCGCTGCGGTTGGCACCGAACAGGTTCATCGACGTGGCGCCGCTCAGAGCGCCGCGCTTCACCCACGCCGACCACGTCCAGGTCTTGCGGTTGCCCGCGCCGGCAGGCGTGCGCGACAGGTAGGCGCTGTTCGACGCGCGGAAGCGCAGCGAGTTCGCCACGCGATAGCTCGAGGAGCCGCCACCGATCCCGAGGAACTCAGGGGACAACATCAGGAAGCCACCTGCCGGCGACCCCACTCGCGCAGGTTCGTGCCGTCGCTGCGGAAGATCAGATGCAGCCGCCCGCTCGCCGGGAACGAGCCCGGCGTGCCGTCGTTGCTGTCGAAGATATACGCCGCGTTGAAGGCGTGCGCCCACGCGCCGCCGCTGTTGGTGATCGACAGCGCGTAGAACCGATTGGCGACCTGGTTGGTCGGGGCCGCGAACGTGCGCGCGGCGGTGCAAGTCACCGCGCCAACCTGCGCCGTGCTGACGTCCCAGTTCACCGTCGCCGCGTCCGTCAGCGTCGCGGTCAACGGCGTCTGGCCGGCACTCCAGGTCTGGCTCTGGTCGAGGTAGCCGTGGTTCAAGGCGGACGGCTCGGCACCGAGCGCCGTCAGGGCTGCTGGTGCGCTCGTGGCACCCGTGCCGCCCTGCGCGACAGACAGCGGCAGTGCGATCGCGCCGAGGGTCGCGAGCTCGAACACGGCCGGAGCGCCGGTGCCGTCATAGGCGGCGATCTTGTTGGCGCGCGCCACGCTCGACGGTAGCGTCGTGCTGATGCTCGTCGGGTCCGTCTTCGGGTATTTCAGAGAACGGTCGCTCTCCTCGCCCACCTCCTGCGCAAGCGCCGTCAGTCGATCAAGCGCACGCTCGTGGGTCTCGGCAGGGAACGGATCGTTGGGCGCGTAGTCGACCAGCTGCGTGCGCGCCGTCTTCCGGCGGATCACCCACTGGACGGTCGCGGCAGGAGCGGAGACTGCCGTCACCGTTCCGGTCGAGCCGTTGCCGCCGCTCACCGTGTAGTTGGTCGTGAGCGACAGGACGGTCTCGCTGCCAGTCGCGATGTCGCGGCTGATGACCTCGAGCTCGGACGCGCCGAAGAACACGAACGGCACGGCGAACGCGACAGTCACGCCGTCGCCGGTGTAGCTGACGCGGGTCGTGGTGGTGTTGATCGTCATGGCTTTGGCCTCACTGCATCACGGGCATGCGCTGCCGTTCCTTGTGCGCTCGCTTCTCGTCGACGACGGCGCGAAGCTCGACGAACCTCGGGTCGTTCAGCACCTGCTCTTGCGCGAGCTTCCGGTACTCCTGGACGGTGCGGCGGATGAAGTCGGCCTTGCCGCCATCCTTGCCGTCGGTGCCCATCCGGTAGATCTCGGACATGTCGTGCTTGCCGGTGACCACGGCGTCGAGGAAGTCCTTCGCGCCTAGGCCCCAGACCGGGTGCTTGAGTTCGTTGCCGGCAAGCCTGACGTACTCGTCGTAGGCCTCGGGGAAGTCCCCGAGGTTCACGTCGGCGCCGCCGATGCTGGTCTTCTTCGGGATGCGGGCCGGCGCGTAGTTCAGCCGCGTCATCTCCTGGTCGATCGGAGACCCGACCTCGCGCGACACGCGCACCGGCGAGACCGCGTCGAACGCCTCGCCGAAGACGGCCTGCGGCTTGCGCTCCTCGCCCCACAGCGTCCTGCGCGGCGTCAGCGACGACGACAGGCCGGGGATGCGCGACATCACTGCGTCCCACGGCGAGTTCACCTCGGAGATCGTCGGATCGGCGACGCGCTCGGCAAACCCGAGGGCCGAGTTGAACGGCACCATCGACCCGACCAGCTGGTTGACGTAGTCGCGGGTGTACTTGTTGGGGTCGCCCAGGACCTCGAACAGGGACGCGACGCCCGTGAAGAACGTCTTGTCGACGACCGTCTGCGAGACCGCGTTGATGGCGCCCGCGACGACCTCGTTCCACTCGTCCATCTTGTCGGGGTCGATCTCGCCGCGCTCGGTCAGTTCCTGAACGGTCGAGGCGAACCCCATCAGCATCCCGAAGGGGTCGAGGCGGTTGTAGCCGTAGTAGGTGTCGCCGACCTTGATCGAGTAGGGCTGCCAGCCGTCGCGCATCAACGCCTCGCGCTGCGCCACGTCCGTCGGCCCGGCGCCCGTCACGACGCCGTTGGACGCGAGATCCGCCGCCAGCAGCAGCGTCGTCGTGCCCATCGAGATCCTCGCCATCGCAAGGTCCGCACGCGCGCCGCCAGCGGCGATGTCTGCACGCCACTGCCCGACGAGCGGGGCGAGCGGCGTGCGCTCGAACGAGTAGGAAAGGATGTTCGCCGGCGTCCTGACGAACGGCAGCACGAGGAACAGGGGGTTCATCTTCGCCAGCGCGCTGCCGTCATCGCCCTGGTAGTTGCGCAGCTTCATGATCTGCTGCGCGAACCCGCCGGGCTCGTTGTTGAACGTGCTGTAGAGCGCGGCATCAGCTGCGGCGATCCGGATGTTCTCGGGCGGGTTGTGGACGATCTCGGCCATCCGGCGGGCGGCGTCAGGCCCCTGCAGGCCCTCGCTCGCGGCCTGTCGGAACGCCTGCGCATGGAGCTCCATGCGATAGCCGATCGTCTGGAAGAAGGCGTCCTGGCCGGACAGCAGGTGCCCCGGGATGCGAACGGCGTGGCCGAGGAAGTCGACAACCCTGCCGGCAGCGCCGGCCTGGTCGAGGCCGAAGGCGGCCGCCGACACGGCGGGCTCGCGCACCATGTCGAGCGTGCCTGACGCCGCAGGCTTCGTGCCGCTGATGAGCGCCTGTCCGGCAAGCCGGAAGGCGTCCTTCATCGACGACACAAGGCCGTAGACCATCGCCATCGCCTCGCCAGCCGCGACGCCCTCGCCGGCTCCGCGGCCCATGCCACTGCCGACGCCGGCAGCGGCCGCGCGCTCGGCGACCTGCATCATCGCGACCACCGAGTTCGAGGTGCTGTTGACGATGTGCGTGGTGGGCGACCAGAGAAGGCCCATGACGAAGGACTCCTTCACGGCATCCATCGTCGCGGCGCCCCACGACTTGCGGATCACCGCGTTGATCGCCTCCGGCGGGGCGCCCTGCTGCGCCAGGATCGCCAGCCTCTGCGCCATCGCGCGCGAGAGGTCTGGGCCACCCATGTTGCCAAGCATCTGGCTGACGGCCCTGCTGGTCTCGACGCCGCCGAGGTCGGCGGGGATCGACCATGCCTGCAGCGCGCGCGCCGTTTCGGTGCGCGCCGCGACGACCTCGGCCTGGATGGCGTAGTGCAGCGCCATCATCTTGCGGAACTGGAACTGGTCGACCTCGCTGGCCGTGGGCGCCGCCGCCTTCTGCGCGATCTCGAGCAGCTTGTCGGCGCTGGCGTTGAGCAGGCGGCGCGCGGCCAGCGACTGCTCGGCGTTCAGCGGCTCGCCTCGCCGGCGCGACAGGAGGTCGTCGACCGACAGTCCGAGCTGCGTCGCCAGCCTCGAGGTCTCCTCGTTGGACTGCACCCCGCGGCGGGCCGCGTCGATGTCGCCAGCGAAGGCATCGGCCATCTGGCCGATCACCGACTTGATGTCGTCGGTGGTGTTGATGCGCGCGAAGTTGACGAAGACCTCCTCGCCGCCGGCCGCGCCAGAGCGCGCCAGCCCGCGGGCGGCGACGTCGGCCGGGACGCCAAGGTCGCCGGTGGCCGCGTTGGCTGCGTTCAGCTTGCCCTGCGGGTCTGCGCCGGTGCGCTGGCGGAGCGCGAAGAGCGGCTCGTTGGGGTCGCCGAGCAACAGGAAGTCCCGCTGCGTGACGCTGCCGAACTCGGCGCGCGCGGCGGCGAGCTCGTCGACGCCCTGGCCGACGGCGCCGGTCGCTGCCTTGCGAGCCTGCATCCCGGCGCGCGTGGCGCGCGCGGCAAGCGCCACGCCTTCCATCATGACGCCCATGCCGGCGCCCTCGAGCGCGTTCTTGAAGCGCTTCTCGACCTCGCTGTCGGTCTCGTTTCCGGTCTGCGCCAGCCAGTCGGTCAGCACGTTCTGCGGCAGGCCGACGGACTTCCACAGGTCCGCCAGCCGCTCGCCATCCGGATCGGCGGTCAGGAGGTCCGACACCGCGCCGGCGGTCAGGCCGGCGACAGCCGGGCCCGCGCCGGCGGCTTGCACCCCGCGCATGGCCGGAATGAACCCGATCAGGAACCGAGCCGCCTCGCGCACGACACCGCCGGTCGCCGACTGGGCAGGCGGGGCGCCACGGGCGGTCGGGTCGTTGGGGCCGGCTATCGCCAGCAGCGGGTTGAAGCCCTCGCCCTCGCCGATCCGCAAGTCGGCCACGTTGGCGTTCAGCCAGTTCGCGAGGCCGTCGAGCGCGCGGAACGTCCGGTTGACCGCGTCCGAGATCCCGAACAGGGCCTGCCGTGGCGCCTCCACCACGCCCTTGCCGATGTCCCGAGCGACCGCGCCAGCCTTGCCGAGGACCGACCCGCCATCCCGCTGGGCGGGCGGAGGGGGAACGGGCTGGGAAGGCGCAGGAGCGGCGGAAGGCTGCGGGGGCATGGATGCCCCGGCCGGCGGCGTTCCGCCTTCCACGGGGGCTCCTGGCGCGACTGCGGGCTGCCCAGCCTCCTGTGCCGCCACCCGCGCGCGGGCGCGGGCGATGGCGTCTTCGGCGCTGGCGACCTGGCGGTAGGCCGCGTAGCCGGCGCCGAGGTCGTTCGGGTCGGAAAGTTTCTCGTCCATCAGCGCCTCGGCGGGGTCGTCTGCTGGGGCGGCCGCGACTTGATGGCGCGCCAGCCCTCGATCTTCCGGAGCTCCTGGTCAGCCTGCTCGCGGCTCAGCCTGCCGCCATCGAGGCGCGCCAGCACTTCGCGTTCGGCGGCATCCAGAGACTGCAGCGTGATCGCCTCCCGGCCGCCAGAAATGAAGGACGGCTGCCCGAGCGCGAGGCCAACCTGCTCGAACTGGATCACCTGGTAGCGGCGGATCACCGCCTGCGCCTCGTTGATCGCGTCCGACCGGGTGGCGCGCGGGTTGGCCTGCGCCCAGTTGTCGAACTCGACGATGGCCTGCGCCTGCGCGCTGCGCCCAATGGCCGCGGCCGAACCTTGGAAGATGGCACCCGGGTCGAGCGTCTGGGCCACCAGCTCGCGGCCTGACTTGTAGGGCGACGGCGGCGCGTCGCCTCGGTTGTCGGCCCGGTTCTGGTTCACGAGCGCGCTGTAGTCCGAGATCTTCAGCTTGCCAGCCTCGACTGCGGCGCGCGCCTTGCGCTCGAAGTCGTCCGGCGTGTCGACGACGTTGGAGCGCTTCAAGTCCATGTAGGTCTGCGGGTCGGTCTGCGCCGGGCCGTCGCGCATGGCGCGGCGAAGGATGCGCATTTCCGCCGGCGAGATGCCGCCGTGGCGAGACAGCCGGGCAAGCTCGTCCTCGCTGATGACATCGCCGCGGTCGAGCCTCGCCTCGATGTCCTTCATGAGGCTGTCGCCCTCGATGCGCAGCCGGCGCTCGGCCTGGCGCTCGGCCCGGTCGGAAAGGCGTGCGCGCTCGTTCGACAGCGTCGTCGCCCGGTTGTTGGCCTGCGTCAGCAGGCTCTCGCGGGTCTTCGGGTCGAGGCGCGCGAAGGCTGGATCGGCCTGGTCGGACAGGCGGCGGAACGCCTCGTCGGGGTTCTCGCGGATCATCGCGATCGCGCGTGTCTGCGCGATGCGGTCGTACAGCTGGCGCTCGCGCTTCTGCCCGTCGTCGGCTCCGATCAAGCCGCTCGACACCATGCCCTGGATCGCCGCCCGCGCCCTGCCCTCGATCTCCGCGGTCTTGAGCGGATCGGCGGTGCCGGCGAGCATCTGCGAGTAGGTCTCAAGCGTCGAGTCGAGATCGGCCTTTCCCGCCTCGACCTGGCGCGTGCGCGCCATCTTGTTGACGTCGATGAAGCCGCGAAGCTGCGAGCGCTGGAAGTCGCGCTGCAGCATGCCGAACACCACGGGGTCGGCGCCGTAGGCCTCGCGATACCCATCAAGCATCGCGCGCGTGCGCTGCTCGTATCGCCGAGGCATGGTCTGCCACTCGGTGTCGTTCTGGAACTCGATCTCGAGGTCGGCGAGATCGCGCGTCATGCGGCCCTGCGCGACCATCAGCTTCTGCGCGCGCTCGGCCTCCTTGAAACGCGCGGCGACGTCGTTCCCAGCCTCGGCAAGCGCCTGCCCGGCGCGCTGCATTCCGCGTCCCGGCTCGCCGAACTGCGAGACGTCGACGCGGATGTCAGGCGAGGCAACCTGCTGCTGGTAGACCGGGATGCGCGGCATCAGTTGTTCACCGAGGCGGGTGGCTGCGCAGGCTGCGCTGCCTGCGCGGCGGCGGATGACTTGCTCCTCGAGGCGTTGTTCAGGCCCATCAGAAGCGTGGACGCAGCGCCGGTGTAGCCAGCCGACCGCGCCATGCCGCCGGTCATCCGTTCCTGCGACGCGCGCACCTGCCCGCCGTAGCGGATGGTGAGGGCGTCCAGCTCGGCGGCGGCGGCGCTGTCGGCCATGACCTCGAGCGGCGAGCCGTCCATCTCGATGCCGGACGCGGCCACGTTCGCGCGACCCTGCGAGAGCACCCGGGCCGCGTTCCGGCGCTGCTGCGCCTCGTTGGCCGCCGCCTGGTTCACCGCAGCCTGCGCGTTGAACTCGGCGGCCTGCGCCTGCGCGCGGCCAGAGGCGATGGCGCCGACAGCCGACAGCGCCGTGCCGGCGAATCCGACCGAACTGGCAACGGTCGAGGCGGTCGCCGCGGACATACCCGCGGCGACGAGGGCGGTCTCAAGGCACATGCGCGTTATCCGTCGTTCGTGAGGACGAGCGGCACCATCGCGGAGACGGTGCAGGGGAGGGGCTGGTCCTGCACGACGCGAACGACTGCGCCGCGATCCCAGCCGCCAGGGAACTTCACCACCTTGTCGCCGGTGAACAGCTCGGGCGCGCTGTCCATCGGCATCGACGGATCGCGGAACAGCACTTCCTCCATGCCGCCGGTCACCGCCTCGTCATAGCCGACCTTCGCGCCGAGCGTGTTCCAGAACCGGACGCCGACCTCGACCACGCGGGTCGTCTTCGTCTGCGCCGTCCCGTTGCCGCTGCCCGCCTCCAGCGTCATCGTCTCGATACGCGCAGGACACGCGAGGCCGATCTGCGCCTTGGTCACCGATCGGTTGAGCGTCACGCCGCCGCTGGAGACGACGACGTCCGGATGCGCCGCGCCCTGCGCCAGCACCTGCACGGTCTGGCCCTCGAGGTGCGACAGCCCGGTGATCGAAGACGTCGATGCACCCGAGTAGGTCAACCCGCTGTCGACGAAGAAGCAGTCCTCGCGATCCGTCGAGGAAGCCGCCCAGAACTCGTACTCCATGTACTCGACGTAGCGCTTGGTCGTGCCGTTGATGGTGCGCTCGACCAGCAGCCAGAGCTCGTCCTGCCCGTCGCCGGGGATCACGGCGACAGACCTGACCTTGACGTTGGAGCCGCCGAGCGGGTGGCGGTGCCACCCCACCACCTGCTGGTCGCGCATGTAGGTGCAGCCGATCAGCACGCCGTCGTCGCGCGCGGCCCACACGATCGACCACGGCTCCGCCTGGTAGGTCATCGACCGAACCTTCGGCCGCGTGATGTGGCGCGCCAGCAGCGACACCTCGGGCGACACCTGCGCGTCGCTCTCGAAGTTGTAGCTCATCTCGAAGACCTTGCGCCGGGCGCGCTGCACGAACAACGTGGTCTGCCCGACGCGGATCGGCAGGATCTTGGCGCAGCCGACCGTGGTCTCCGGCGATGCCGTGATGTTGTCAGGCGTCAGCGCCTCGCCGAGGGTCGACGCTCGGATGCTGAACTCGGCGCCAGCCGTTCCCACCAGCAGCGCCTTGGACGAAGCCATCCACTGGATGGCGTTCACCTTGCCGTCGGCGATGGTGAACTTGAGCGCGTCGGACGCGCCGGTCCCGGTCGTGAGGTTCTCGAAGTCGGCAGACTTCGACGCCCAGATGGTCTGCGGCTGGCCGGGCGTGCCGCCCCAGAACAGCCTCTGCTGGTGGAAGGCCACCGTGCCGGGCCAGTTCGATCCGGTCCATTCCGCCGGGGTGGCCGTGAAGCTGATCGTCGACAGCGTCCAGGACGTGTGGCCGGTGCGCGTCAGCTTGCGCGGAGCGTAGGACGGATGCGCGAGGTAGAGCGTGTCGGCAGACTGGACCCACTGGAGGTTGGCGAGGTCAGCCAGCGTGTATGGCGTCGTCACCTCGTATGCAACGCCCGGCGACGTCTCGATCCGCCCGCGGTCCTTGTAGAAGCGGAAATAGAGGTTGCCGGCCTCGATGATGTAGGCCTGCGTGGTCGAGAACTCGAACGGGATCAGAATGCCGTCGCCAGACGACTTGGCCTCCGCCACGAAGCGCGTGCCGGATCGGCGCGTCGCCGCGCCCTGCGGCAGCGGCACGAAGTTCTCGAGGATGCGCGCCGCGGAAGTGTATTTCTGGAGGTCGACGCGACCGTACAGCTGCGGCGACCATTCGCCTGCGTTGAAGCTCGTGAGGATCGGCGCGACGCGCGGCATGCCTCAGAGCCTCGACTGCAGCCACTGGTCGGCGACGGTGTACGAGCGCCCGCTTCCTTCGCGCGCGTCGATCATCCGCGCCTCGGTCATCTTCTGGGCGTAGGTGTCGCGCAGCTCTCCGACGAGCGTCGCGTTGGCGACGAGCGAGAACGCGATGTCGGCCGCCAGGCGCGCGGCGATGACGTCGTCGAGCAGCGGGTCGAACTGCGTCGGATCTTCGATCCTCGCGATGTAGACGATCTCGAGCGGCGCGGCCTCGTCGGTGACGATGTTCCTGCCCTCGACCCGGTAGTCGATGTCGAACTCGGGCTCGCCGTTGATGTCGAGCACGCGCAGGCAATACTCGGGCACCGGACCCTGCGGCAGCTGGAACGCGCGCCCGTAGCCAAACGAGGGCGCTGCGACGAGCGCAGGCAGCTGCGCGCGGCGGATGGCGCAGTTCCACGGATACGACCGCAGCACCGCGTCACGCACAGGGTTGAAGTTGCGGTTGCACAGCCGCGCGGCCTTGCTGTTGTCCGACAGCGACGTGATCGCGTCGGCGCCGATCAGGTCGAGCGCGCGGTTGCAGATTTCGACGGTCGAGTTCGCCATGCAGAAAAGGGCGGAGCCGCTAGGCCCCGCCCTTCCCCTTCGTCAGGGTTGCCCGGTCAGGTCAGGAGTTGTCCTGCCAGGTGATGCGCACGAGCAGGCGGCCGGACGCCGGCAGCGTCGCCGCCGCCACCGTCATGACCAGCTGCTCGTCGGCCGACAGGACGTCGCCGACCGCGGCGTTGAGGTTGCACTGGACCCACTGGTCCGCGCTCGTCAGCGCGGCGGCGGCGCGATACTTGCCCGCGGTCGCCGAGTTGCCGATGGCGAGCGTCGCCGAGCCGGTCGAGACCGAGGTGTTGAGCTCGACCGACAGGATGCGCGCGCCGGACGGGATGGCCGGGCCGATGTTGTACGCGCCCTGCGCATCGGTGGCGTAGTTGAACACCTCGATGCTGGTGCGCGTCTTGCCGCCAGCCGCCGAGACCGGCGGATAGCTGCGGGGAACCGCCGCGAGAGCGGCAGCGATCGTGCTGGGCATGTGTCAGATCCCTTTCTGCTGGCTGGTTATCAGACGTAGGTGGAGCCGCAGCGGATCTCGACGCACTTGGCCTCCTCCATGCGCGTCGCACCGAAGGTGGCCTTCATGTGCAGGCGGATGTTGAAGCCCTTGGTCGGGTCCGGAGCCGCGTTCGTGACCGGGTTCTCGCCGACGGCCATGAGCACGCCGTTCTTCGCCCAGGCCATGACGCGCCGCGGGTTGGCATCCGAGAAGGCCGTGCCCGGCGTGACGACCGGCAGGCGCTCCGTGCGGATGAACTTGAACCCGAGGAACGTGTCGATCTCGCCCGCGACCAGCGCCTTGACCGAGGCGTAGTCAGCCGAGACCACCTCGGTCGTGCGGAGGAGCTGGCGGAGCTCGTAGGCGCCGCACGCGATGTAGCGCTCCTCGTCCGGGTCGACGCCCGCCTCCGCCGCGTCGAGCAGCAGCTTCGCCTGGCGGAGCTTGCCGATCGTGAGCGAGGAGTTCGCGGCCGCGCCGGTCTCGACGTAGTTCACCGCGATCTGGTTGCCCGCGAGGAACGAGGTCGAGGTGCCGCCGGTCTTGCCGGTGTTCGCCGCGCGGAAGTAGGCGGCGATCAGTTCGTCGTCCATCGCACGGCCGATGGCCGCCGCGAAGGCCTGGGTGTACCAGCCCTGCGGCTCCATGAGCGTGCGCACGCGGTCCTGGCTGTCGATGATCTCCGACAGCTCGAAGTCGCGCATGGCGACCTGCCGGCGGGCGTGCGGCACCTCGGTGAACGGCGTGTCCGCGTGGCGCGACGTGCGCTCCACGGCGTTGACGACGCCGACCTGGTCGAAGTAGCCGAACTCGCCGTTGAGGCTCTCCTGGCGCACGGCCTGGAGGAGCCTCGAGCCCTTCTGCTGGGACAGCAGCGCGACGTTGCTGCTGAACTGGTTGACCATTGCGGTCGTGATCTGCGTGCTCATTGATGAGCCTCCGTCAGTTCAAGTGCCACCTGGGTGGCGGTTGGGTTTGACGGCTGGAGTGTCCGCAGCGCGGGTCCGTGCCTTGCGCATGCGCAGCGCCGGGCGATCGGTCTTTCCGACTAGCAGCGGGTCGCCCCCGGTTGCCCGGCGACGAGTGTCCGCGGTTTTGTTTGATCTCAGGCCGCGCCCTGTTGCAGGGACGTCAGCTGCTCGAACAGTCGCGACTGCTCGGCCACGAGCTCCTTGCGCTCTGGGTCGTTGCGGAAGCGGCTGTCGAAGAACTTCGGGTGCGAGGCGATCTCGGACAGGCGCTTGCGGATGCCATCGGGCGACAGCCCGCCGCTGCCGACGTTCGCGCCCGGGCCGGTCACCGGAGCAGCAGCCGTGCCGAGCGTCGCCATCATGCGGATGAACTTCTCGCCGAGCCCTGCCGCCGCGAGGCGACCGAAGTCGTCGTCGGTGAAGCCCGCCTTGCGCGCGTGCGCCTCGATGGCCTGGTCGGCCAGCGCCTGCTGCGCGTCGAACTTGTCGCCCCAGTCGCGTCGCAGGTTCTCGACGGTGGCGGCGCGCGCGTCCTCGATCGCCTTGTACGTCGCCGCCTGCCGCGCGGCGTAGGCGCTCATGATCTCCTGCGCCGCCTTCGGCGGGATGCCGTGCGCGTGGGCGATCTTGCGGAACTCCGCCTCGCCGGCCGCGTCCCACCTGTCGGCGGGGAAGCCATCGGGGCGGGTGAGTTGGTAGCCATCGGGAGCCTCGGGAACGCCCAGCGCCTTGCGGAACTGCGCGACCACCTCGGGCGCGTCGTTCTCGCCGGGAACCTTCACCCGGCCGCCGATCGTGCGCTGGAGCTCGATGTGCGCCTTCGCCAGCGCATCGACGCCCTGGTACTTCGCCAGCGTCTGGTCGGAGCGAAGGTCAGGCGCAAGGGAAGAGCGCCAGTCCTGGGCAGGAGCGGTCCCAGCGGCAGCCTGCCCTTGCGGGGGCGCGGAAGACGCGCCACCAGCGCCAGCGTTCACCGAAGACGCCGGCGCCCCTGTCCCTTCGTTCTGCTCCGTCATGCGTCCTGCTCCTTCACTATTTCGGGGAAGTCAGCCGGGGTGAGGCCCAGCATCTCGGCGATGTGGTTGAACGTGTCGCGACGGCCCTCGTTGAGCGCCGTCTGGTGCGGATCTCCGGCGACGAACGAGGTGGTCGCGACGTTGCAGTACTTCGCCAGGTCAAGCAGCACGGCCCTGCCCTCTGGCGTCTCGAAGACCGCGCGATACGAAAAGCCAACCTGCTGCGCGCGACCCGGCTTGCGCCAGGCGTTGCGCAGCCACTGCACCGCGCGCTTCACTGCGCCATGCCTTCGGGTGCATCACCGCCGATGCCGGCGGTCGCGTTGGCCTCGGCCAGCGTCTTGACAGCGCTCGCCCCATCCTTCAGCGGCCCCGCCATCTGCGCGATCTGCATTGCCTGAGCCTGCTGCGCCTTCTGCGCGCGCATCTGCTCGACGAGCCGGGGATCGTTCAGCACCTTGGCCGGCACGCCGGTGCCCTGCGCCATGATCCGCAGGAACTCGTCGGCGTTGACGTTGTCCAGCACCTCGGGGCGCAGCTGCGCCACCGGGATGATCGACTGCATGAACCTGTCGAGCGACGCGGCCTCGGTCGCCTTCTGCGCGCGCGCGAGCGGGCTGACGAACGACACCTTGAGCTCGGGCGACGCGGGCAGGCTCTCCGGCGGGCGTGGCAGCCAGCCGTCGATGCCGCGCGACCACATCGGCACAGACGCCCGCGCCATCAGCGTGAACGCGGTGTCGACGAGCGGATCGAGCCACTCCGCCTGCACGAGGCCGATATGCGGCCCCATGAGCCGGAGCTTCTCTTCCTGCCTTCCCAGCCACTCGGTGGCCGTCATGTTGGCGTTGTCCGCCATCAGCAGGAGCGTCGCGTAAAAAGCGTCGCGGATCGCCTCGCGCCTCTGGTTCTGGATCTCGAGCGTCAGGCCAGTCGGGCCGCCAGCCTGGAAGGGCTGGAACATCGCGCGGCCGTTGGCATCGACGCCGCCGTAAACGATGCCGCCAGGCGTGAAGCGAACGCCACGCATGCCGTTCTCGTCTGGCGCGAGGATCGTCGGGTCTGCCTGCTTCTGCGCCGCGACGATGGTGGTCTTCGCCATCGCGTTGACCATCTTCACGTCCGGCAGCGCAAGCATCGCCGGGCTGTCGCCATATGGCCCCTTGTTGCCGATCGACCAGCGGGCGACCTGGTAGGGGAAGGCATACATGCCGCCGACCTGCACGATCTCCTGCGTGTCGACGCAGGCGTAGACCGCGGCGGTGGTCATGTCCGACGACGGGAGCTTCGCGCCGTACTCGCGCGCGGGCATGCAGGCGAACAGGAACGTGAACTCGGTCTCGGGGTTGCTCTCGATCGCCTTGCGCACCTTCTCGGGCGTCTTCTCGCCCCAGCGCTGCACCGCCTGCCGGGCGGTGTACTTGAACCGCTCGAACACGGTGTCGACGCGCCGGCGATCGTTCTCGGCGATGTAGCAGCGCGCCAGCGGCTTGCTCTCGAACGACAGCACGTTCGACGCCGGGTCTGGGTGCTCGGTGTAGAACACCATCGTGCCGAACGCCGCGAGGTCGCGGTAGGCAGCGATGGCCTGCGCGTAGAAGCGCATGCCGTTGGAGCCGAACGCCGCGAGCATCCGATCCGTCACGGCGTCGCACCACGACGCGATGTCGTGATCCTGCATCAGCGACGGGTCGGCGGTCTGGACCTCGAACCACTTGTTGGCGCTGTTCGTCACCGCGCCCCACAGGCCGCCGGACAGGTTGTCGAGCGCCGTCAGCGCGGTGCCGTCGAACAGCTTGTCGGTGCGCTTCTGGCCGGGAACACGCTGGGCGATGAAGTCGCCGCGGCCCGGCAGCATGAGGTCGGCGATCTCCTGCCAGTGCGTCTCGTAGTTCGCGCGATCGGATGCCAGTCGTTCCTGCCGGCGGATGAGTTCGTTCGCGGACGTCATCGGACGAGCTTCCCTGGAGCGACGAGCAGCCCGCGCACGAAGCGGGAAACGATGATCGGCGCCGGAGGCGGACCGCCGCCGGCATCGGCGTTGAAAAAGAAGAAGATCAGGTGCGTGGTGATCATGCGTCGCCTCGCGGCATCGGCACGGCGAAGCCTCCGAGCGAGCCCTCGTCGAGCGCCTCGGCCACGCCGGCAGCGATCAGCGACGACGATGGCGCCGCGCTTATGTCGACTACCGGCATTTCGTTTTTAGGGTCGTGGACCATCTCGTCGTGCGGGAACGGATAGCGATACTCGGCCTTGCCATCCCACACGACCTTGGCAATGCACACGCCGTCTTTCAGGACCGCCCAAAACATCAGTAATACTCCATGACGATCACGAGGCCGTTTCCGCCATTGCCACCGGCTCCGCTGTTGGCACCATTGGTTGAAGCTCCGCCTCCTCCGCCCCCAGCGCCGTAATTGCCACCGTTGCCGCCGTTTCCACCTGCGATGGTTCCGGCCGTGTCACCAGGCCCTCCGCCAGAACCAGATGTTCCGATTCCATTCGTGACTAGCGCGGTTGCTATGTAATTCCCTGGAAGTTGCAATGCTTGGTTTGCCAATCCATCTGTTCCAGATCCGCCAGGGGCTGTTCCTCCAGTTCGCCCAGAAACAACAGTCGCTCCGATAGTTATTATTGACGCGCCATTTCCTCCAGTGCCCGTCACGTTGCTTGCGTTAATGCCTCCCCCGCCGCCACCTCCGTGAACTCCTATGCCAACCAGAGATGTACCGGCGGGTGCTGCGGGAGTTCCAGTGGATCCATTGGCGCCCGCGCTTCCTTGAATGGTCGGCCATTGCGTAGGTACTGCGTTATTAACTCCAGTTGTCGCGCCGCCAGTTCCTGCTGTTGTTGTTCCACCAGTCCCAGCATTGCCGCGATAGCCAATGACCAGAGAACCGAAGGACGATGACGTTGCGGCTCCGGCTGGATTCCCGTTTTGTGTGTCTACAGTTTGAGCGATTCCACCAGTTCCACCAACCCCGACCGTAATGGTTTGGGAGGTTCCAACCTCGCTGGCTAGCATCAACCTCCGAGCAATGGCACCTCCACCTCCACCGCCGCCTCCAAAGCGAGCGCTAGATGCGGCTCCACGCCTTCCGCTGCCACCCCCGCCTCCAGCGCCGACGCAAATAACGTCAACGAACTTGAGGCCAGGCTGCGCTACCCAAGTGTCTCCGCTGGTGTATTCGCGGATGATGCGGCTCCCGCCGCCGGGAAGGCGCGTCAGAGTCCCAGTCATACCGTGATCGCCTCGGCCGGGATGGTGATCTGCGTGTTGCTCAGATCAGTTCTCCGCACGTCAATCTGATTGGCATTGGTGATGCCGGCCACAAGTCGCGATGACCCAGAGAGAATTGTCATCGCATTCCCAGTGGCGCCACGCCTGTATTCAATCGCGACGGACGAGCTGTTCACGATGTCGAGCGAATTGCATGTCTGCGACGAGAATGCGGTGTAGTTCGACCCGGTTGCAGCGGTCGTCAGGGACATGATGACGACGGACGATGCCTGCGGAACGCCAGACGGAACTGGCGATGCGCGCAGCTGCGTGTCGGTCAGCGGGCCGGACACCGGCAGCGGGTTGCTGGCCGTCACCGGGGACGACGCGCCGTCGCCCCCGATGTCGAGCTTCGCGTAGGGGAACAGGACCCCGGAGACGTCGTCAGCGGCGAACGTCGCGCCGCCAGAGCCGGGGTTCGCCGTGACGTTGTCGGCCACCGATCACTCCATGCCCGTGACGTACAACGACCCGTCGCTCGCCCCGGTCTCCTTGATGGCCGCAACCCTCTCGCCCGGGGGGACCGAGAAGTACTCGGGCGTGCCGGCCAGCAGCGGCATCGAGTCCTGCGTCGCGACAGGCGACACGCCAACCTCGACGCGCACGTTCACCGTCGCGTACAGCCGAACGACCCGCGCGCCAGACGCCAACACGCCAGACGCAGCGCTCGACGCCCCAGCCGCGACCACGACGGTCGCGCCGGGATGCAGCGCCTGGATCGCCTTGCCGTTGCTGTCGGACGCAAGCGTCGTCATCAGCCCAGCTTCGCGCGCAGCGACGAGAACAGCGCCTCGGCCTCCGCCGACTTACGCTCGGCCTCGGCCAGCTTCGCATTCGAGCTTGCCAGCGCGGCGTCCGCCGCCTCGCGCGACGAGGCCGCCTCGGCCTCGGCCGCCGCGATCGCCGCGAGGCTCTTCTCCTCGGCCGCCGCCAGCAGCGCGTCGAGCTCGGCGAACCGCGCCGCGGCCTTCGCCTGCGCCTCCTCGAGCGCCGCCTTCGTGGCGTCGCGCGACCGCTCGAGCGCAGCGATGTCGCCCTCGAGCGCAGAACGCCGCGCGCCCAGGCCGGCAAGCTCGCCAGCCACGCGCCCCTCGGCCTCGTGGATCTCGCGATAGACCGCATCCGCCGCGCCCTTCACGGCGTCGACGGTCTGCTTCAGGAACGACAGAGCCTGGCTCATCTCATGACCTCCGGTTAACCGAGCAGCGCCTTCAAGGCGGGGCGCTCGACGGGCGCACCCGTCGTGTCGCCCTGGCCGCCGGTCAGGATCGTCGAGGCGCGGCCCTTCGCGGCCGCAGCGCGCCGACGCTCGGCCTCGGCAGCCGCCTGCACCTCCGCCGAATCCGACGGCGGCGGGGGAGGAGCCGAAGGCTTCGGCATGCTGAAAACGCACATCACCCGACCTCGCATCCGAACAGCACGAACCTCTCGCCGCCGCGGCCGCGCACCGCCTCGCACCCAGGGCGGAACCCAAGCCACCGCAGCCACGCATGCGCCTCGAGGTGGCCGACCATCGACCAGCACTCCGCGCGCCGCGCACCAGAACCAACCAGCAGCGACCGGAACGTCGTCGCGCACCAGCGCGAGGCTGGCCGCGCGACCTCGCCCCAGCGATCCGTCGCGAACATCCCCACCGACAAGACCGCCGGCGTCGACCACGCCGCGTTCACCACCGCCACGGGCTCGCCGTCGGCCGCATGAACCACCGCGCCCAGCGCCGACCACTCGCAGACCTGTCGCGCCAGGACGATCGGGTCGTACTCCCACCGCCCCGCGAAGATCTCCCGCCGGTCCCACGCGCGCATCGACAGCGCCACCCGCGCCACCGGCGTCTCCGCCAGCGCCCCGACCAGCATCACCAGTCGAACGGGCTGTAGTCGGACACGCCGTCGTCGCGCCGGGCACGGGCGCGGCCCATGCCGCCGCCGCCCATCAGCGCCGTCGCCGTCGCCGCGAACGTCAGGCAGACCGCATCCGCCTTGTCAGGCGATCGCGCGCCGCGCTTCTTCAATTCGTCCTTGCTGTCCACCCGCAGCTTGCCGTTCGACATGATCCGGAACCGCGGCGCCCCGAGCTCGGCCGCGAGCTCGTCGTCGCGCGGAAGCTCGCAGGAGCGGGCGTCCAGCCACTCGCGCACCCGGAACCAGAGCTCGTCGCGAAGGCGCAGGTAGCGCTCGCCGAACGCCGGCGCCTCGCTCACGTTCACGCCCCGCACCGGGAGCTCGAGCTCGCGCAGGCGGTCCAGCACGCCGCTGCCCAGGCCGATGCTGTCGACGTAGATCGCCGTCGGGCGGCTCTTCCACCCGCACAGCTGGAACTCGTTGTAGACCCTGCCCGCCGTCTCCATCAGGTCGACGCCCTGCCAGGTCTTCACCTCGATCAGCAGCTCGCCCTGGCGCTTCGCCAGCGCCGTGCGGTCGTCGCCGTACCGCGCCACGTCGAGCCCCCAGACGATCGGCGTCGTGGGCGCGGGGTTGACCGTGCGGGCCATCGCCGCGGCGATGAGGCTCGCTGGCACCACGCTGTCGTTGTCCGCCAGCGGGAACTCGCCCTCGACGCGGACCCGGTAGACGTTGCTGCCGGCGCCGTAGCGCGCCGCCATCTCCGCGAGGAAGCCCGCCGAGACCTGCGTGCTGTCGGCGCAGCCGACCCGCATGGTCTTCCAGCTGGCCGACATGCGGTGGAAGGCGTCGTAGAAGTACCCGCTGGTGCGCGTCGGGTTGCCGGTCATCACGGTCTTGGCGCCGGCGGTCGACATCGCGCCCTGCCCGACCTCGAAGACCAGGTCGTCGACGCCGCTCGCCTCGTCGATCACGAACAGCATGTTGGTGCTGTGGAAGCCCTGCAGCGCCTCGGGCTGCTCGCGGCGGGCCGTGCGGGCCACCGCGAAGCTGTCCGGCACGCCGACCACCTCGACCTTGTCGCTCTTCACCTCCAGCAGCCGCCGCAGCACCTCCGGCATCCGGCGGTGCCACTTGCCGATCTCCGACCAGAGCACGTCGCTCAGCTGGTGCGCCGTGTTCGCCGTGGCGGCGATCTTCGCCGGGTGGCGGGTCATCAGCCACCAGAGCACCAGCCACGCGAGGTAGGTCGTCTTGCCGACGCCGTGGCCGGAGCGGATCGCCACCTTGTCGTGGTCGCGCACCGCCTCGAGCGCCTCGGCCTGCCAGCGCTCGGGCGTGGCGCCGAGCGCGGTCTTCACGAACAGGACCGGGTCGTCCGCCCAGGCGGCGATCAGCTGGCGGAAGTCGTCGGCGCTCGCCGGCTTCTGCGCGGTCGCTACCTTGGGCATCTGGCTCCGGCTGGTTGATGCCTCGCGGTCGCGCCAGGATGACTCAGGAACGCCGGAAGGCGGGCGGCCGCAGGCTGGATACAGCCGGCGCCCTGCGTTGCTCCTGCGCCATCCTGGCGCTTCCCTGCCCGGCCAGAGGCCGGAAGAGGCCGGCGGCCTCGAGCTCGCTTGCTGCGCCGCGCACGAGGCGCGCCGCCAGCGAGCTCGTCGTCGCGGTGCGATGTTCAGCAGGCCGAAGCGCGGCCCTCGCAAGTCGTTGATCTCGCTGCGTTGGTGCAGCGCACCATCGCATAATGATGATTATCGAAAATGCGAAACCCTTATTCGACGGGCTTTTCTGCGTGTTTCGCGTCCTCCGGATCGTGGTCTACAACCTCGGAGTGTTGTTGCACAGCACCATATTCGGGCGTCACGTCGACGATCGGAGGCCCGAGCTCGTCGCCCGCCGCCCGCCGCCGGCGCTCCTCGTTCACCGCCGCCAGGATGGCCGCGAACCCGGCCAGCAGCTGGCCGTCGCCCTCGATCACCTGCCGCGCCACCGCCTTGCCGTCGAGCCGGTCGCCGATCTCGCGCGCAGCGGCCATGTCGCCGGCCATCGCCGCCTCGACCACGACGTCGGCCAGCCGCTCAAGCCGCTTCGGGCTGCCTTCGCCCTTCATCCGCCGGTTGACCGCCCGCATCAGCGCGTGGCGCCACGGCGTCTCCGGCTTCATGCCGTAGCCGGGCATTCTTCGGTCCTAATTGGCTGCAGCGGTTGATGGTTCTGGCGATACACTATAACGCAACATTGTTGCGCAGTTCGCCAGCTTGACGAAACTCTATTGCTCATCGCCGCAGCCTGTCAAGCCCCAGATCATCTGCCGCCGCCTCCAGCGCCACCTTCAGCGCGCCCATGCCATGCTCGCGCGGCCACTGCATCTTCGCTGACCAGCTAACAACGCTCTCCCGATCGCACACCACCGCCACGATCACCGCCGCCCCGATCTGCCCGCCGCACCTCGCCAGCACCCGCCGGAGCTCCATCCGCGCATGCGCCTGGCGCTCGCTGGCCGCCATCCCGACGTTCCCGAGCGCCGTAGCTTGCGTCGTGGCGTTCCAGTTCGCCGTGACCTTCGGCTCGAGGCCCGCGGCGTGCCAGAGCGCCGCGATGCGCTCCGCCGCCTGCCACTGACGCTGCGAGATCCATCCCTTCCTGACGTACCGGTCCACCGGCCGCTGCGTCACGACCCGCTGGCCGTAGGTGCGCTGCGTGCGCGCCCTGCCGCCGTCGATCGAGAACAGCAGCCGCTCGCCCATCTCGATGTCGTCGTGCTGGGCTCGCTCGGCCGGCGCCCGCATCATGTCGCCGAGCTCGATGACCTCGGCCTTCCGCTTCCGCTCGACCACGACACCCTCCATCCGATCCCGTCGCCGTTTCATCCCGCACCCGCCAGGTCAGCCGGCAGCTCGTCGCCCCGCTCCCAGTCGATGTCCGGCGCCGGCGACCTCATGGCGACCACCTCGGCCCCGGGGAACGCCTGCTTGACCGCGGAGATGGCCGACCTGCCGGCCAGCGCCACGCGCACGAGCTCCTCGACGGTCCACACCTCGAGGTCGCGGCGGTCGCGAGCGACCACGCCGGCCTCGGCCGAGGTCCGGCAGACCGCCACCGCCCTGCCCTCGTGCAGCACCTCCCAGACGTCCGGCCGGAGCGGCGCATGTCCCGCCGCCCGGGCCGCCTGCTCGAGCACCCCGATCGCCCGCCTGACCGCCGCCCCTTGGGTCCGGATCGCCGCCAGGTCGTAGGCCTCGCAGGCCCGGCACCACGCCAGCCACTGCCTGTCCCACCTCGCCCGCAGGTCGTCCTCGACCAGCAGCCGGAGCCGGCCGACGCCCCAGGTCCGCTCGGACGCCGCCACCGCCTCGTCTACGCCGTCGAGGATGGCCTTGGCTGTGGAGTAGTCCGCCGTCTTCATGGCTCGCCCGACTGCGGAACTGCGGAGGGATTTTTCTGGTCCGCGCCGACATCAACACCTTCCGCACCGCACCCCGCACCCCATAGGGGTTGCGGTGCGGAACTGCGGAAACGGTGTTTTCCGCACTGCGGAAGACTGCGGAAACAGGACTGCGGAACTGCGGAAATCATGGGTCCGACCTGTCCGGCAGGGTGCCGCAGACGTAGTAGGGGACCATCCTGCCCTCGCCCTTGTCGTGGCGCTTCTCGACCTTGAGGACGCCAGTCTTGACCCAGCGCGACAGCAGCGCCTTCGCCCGGGCGTCGGCGGCCTGTCCGTCGCCCAGCCCGCAGGCGGAGATGACGGCGTGTCCCATCCAGTCGGTGGCCTTGGGGCTCTGCCGCTGCGGCCCGTTCTTGTGGACGAAGTTGAAGACCGCCCGCATGTGGTCTTCGGTGATGCCGTCGAAGGCGCTTGGCGGCTCCCATGCGGTGGCGACGCCGACCTTGTCGCCGCCCTGGTCGGAGATGCCCGACCCGTTGCCGAGGTCGACCGAGACGAGCTCGATCCAGCTGGCCCTGTCGGCCGGCGGGGCGAGGTTGTTCTTCGCGTTGTCGACCCTGACGTAGCGGCGGCGCTGGCTGTCCTCGATCCCGAGCTTGGCCGCGTCACCTTCTGACATGG